TGGCCGGCGCCGGCGGTGCAGATCCCGACGCGGCGCCGCCTACGCGCCACCTGTGAATACTGCGGCAAGTCTATCGCCGTCATTGGCTCGACTGGCAGGCTCTGGGCGCACCACTGCGCGCATCCCGACTACGGCCCCGCCCCGGGACCGATGGACCCGCACGACCGGATCGATGAACTGGAGCGGACCGATGACTGACCCGCTGCGCGGCGTGGCCGACGCGACGATCGTGTGGGCGGGCGTCTGGTGCCTCATCGGCTGGTGCGCGGGGCTCGCTCTCGGCCTCTCGTTGCGGTGGCGGGACGGCAGCCGGGCCGAGATCCGCCGGCTGCGGATGGCGCTGGAGGACAGCGACCGGCAACTGACGCAGCAGTTCGCCACGGCCGACCGCATGGCGACGATGCTGGCCGAGCAGGCGGGACGGCCCGGAGGGAGGGCGGCGTGAATCAGGCGACGCTCTTCGATCGGGTGAACCCGGAGCCGTGCCGCGAGCCCGGCACGCCCTACGCCGCGCACCAGGCCGAGCTCGCCTCGGAAGCGCAGCGGCTCGAGAGCGCGAAGGCGCGCATCCTCGCGCGGCTCCAAGCGGGCCCGGCGACGAATCACGAACTCAACGGCATCGCCTTTCGCTACGGCGCGCGCCTACTGGAACTGCGCCGGGAGGGCCACGCCATCACCAGCGAGCAGGTCGGCGGCGGCGTCTGGGTCTACGCGCTGGCCGCAAAGGAGACGCGATGACCTTCCTTTTCGGATTCCTCGTGGGCCTCGTGGTCGGCGTGCCGGCGGGCCTCTGGGCGATGGCGATGGCGATGATGGCGCGCAGAAGCGAGGCGGGCGTATGACCCATTGGTCTGACGCGCTAGTGCGGCTGGGGGCGTGCGGGGACGCGGTGGCGTGGGCGCGGACGCAGCCGGACTTAGCGACGGCGTGGGCGGCGTGCGAGCGCGGCGAATGGCTGCTGTGGCTGGTGGGGAGCAAGCCTGGGCCTACCGGCGGGGATCTGCATCGGCGGTTGGTGCTGGTGGCGTGCGGGTGTGCGCGGTTGGCGCTCCCGGCGTGGCAAGCGCGGTATCCCGATGACGGCAGGCCCGAGGCGGCGATCCTCGCGGCGGAGGCGTGGGCGCTTGATCCGACCGAGGCGGCCAATCGAGCCGCCTGCGCCGCGAGTGACGCCGCGTGGGCCGCGAGTGACGCCGCGTGGGCCGCGTGGGCCGCCGCGAGTGACGCCGCGTGGGCCGCCGCGAGGTACGCCGCGAGGGACGCGAGTTACGCCGCGAGTTACGCCGCGAGGGCCGCCGCGAGGGCCGCCGCGTGGGCCGCGAGTGACGCCGCGAGGGCCGCCGCGAGGGCCGCCGCGAGGGCCGCCGCGAGGGCCGCCGCGAGGGCCGCGAGTGACGCCGCGTGGGCCGCGTGGGACGCCGCGTGGGCCGCGAGTGCCGCCGCGAGTGACGCCGCGTGGGCCGCGAGTGCCGCCGCGCGTGCCGCGAGGGACGCGAGTTACGCCGCGAGTGACGTGACGCGCCGCCAGTGCGCGGACATCGTGCGGTCCATCATTGACTGTCCGAGTCTGGAGGGCGTATGAGCCAGACTGCGTCGGTTTGCCCGCACTGTGGGTTGGTCGGGGCGCACCTGCTGTCCTGCGAGTATGCGCGGCGCGTGACGCCGCCCGACGCCCCTGACGCGCTGCGCCGAGCGGTGAATGCGTGCTGCACCTGTGGGGGCATGGGGCCGGATGATCCCGGCGTGTGTCCCGCGTGCCGGGTGTGGCATCTGCTCGCTCAGGGACGCGAGGCGTCTGCGCCGGACGAACTATTCGGAGTTTCCGAACAGTTGGCGGCGGCGCTGGCGTGGGCCGACGGAGTGTCTGATGGCGTGACTGACGTGCGGGAGAACCCTTGCGGGGCCAGCGATACCATCGTCACCCTCGCGGCTGCGGTGCGCGAATTACAGTCCAAGGTCAAGTATTTGGACTATCACCAGCGGTTGTCGCTAGAAAACTCGCTGGAACAGGAAGACCGAGCGGCCAAGGCCGAGGCCGCGCTCGCGGAGGCGAACTCCGACTGCTCTAGGTTCTGCGGAGACAACGAGCGGTTGTTGAAGGCGCTGAACGCCGAAACCGTAGAGGGCGCCCTACACCATATTGCCGCGCTTCAGCAAACGCTGAAGGCGCGTGAGGCCGCGCTCGCGGAGCTGCGGGGGCATAACCTCGCGCTGCGTCTCGCCATCGTCACCGCGCTCGACAGCCCCGCGATGATGGGATCAGAGGACATCGACGTTCTCACGGCGGCACTAGAGGCCGCGAAGGAGCCTACGCTATGAGCCTGCAGAGCCAGATGGAACGCGAAGAAGACGACATCGACCGGCGCGAAGCCGAAGGCGTGATCACGCGAAAGCAAGCCGACCAAGAGCGTCGGGAACTTCACCGCGACTATCGCGGAGCCGCCGAAGAAGCAGCCGAGCAAGCCTACCACGATGAACTGGAGCGTTGGTGATGACCGACACCCCTTCCCTCCCCGCGCTGCGCGTGTCGGTGGACACTTCGTACACCGACGATCCGATCTGCCCTTACTGTGGCAAGGCCCAACGCGATGCGTGGGAGATCGATCTTGGACCCGGTTATGAGGGCGACGGCGAGATGGCGTGCGGATGGTGCGAGCGCGAGTTCTATATCTCTCGGCACGTCGCCATCAGTTACACCACGAAGCCGAAGGAGCAACCCAATGGCTGACATTTCCCTCCCCGCGCTGGCGGCGGCGCTGGCGTGGGTAGACCACTACACCGGGCAGAGAGATCCCCGCTACTTCCATATCTGCACCCTCGCCGCTGCGGTGCGGGAATTGCGCGGAGAGAACCTGCGGTTGACACACGAATCGAACGGCCGACAGTTCCGGCTGCAACAGGCCGAGGCCGCGCTCGCGGAGGTGCGGGGGCGGGTGTGCCGACGCTGTGACAAGTGGGACGAGTGCGGTGACGGCGACGGGCAGGGCTACTGCGCCTATTTTGGCGCCCACGTGCGCGAGGACTTCGCTTGCGCGGCGTGGTCGCATACGGAGGGGCAACATGACTGACAACCTCCCCGTGCTGCGCGAGGCGCTTCCCTATGTGGGCTTCTCGAAGCTGCGCCCTGGCCGCATCCATATCTACTGCCCCGGCTGCGGGCGCAAGGCGTCGAACGGGTATCGTGACGACGGAGACGAGTTCCGGCCAGCCGACCCGCCCAATGCCGTGCTTGCTCACATCTACTGCGAGCGGTGTAGCTCGGGCTGCAAGGACGCCCCGGTGACGTTCTGGGATGCGTTCGGCAAGCGGATACACGAAGCATGGGAGGACGGCCAATGACCGATACCCCTTCCCTCCCCTTGTTGCGCGAGGCGGTGAAGCTATGAGCAACGAAACACAGCGTGAGATGACCCTGCGAGAGTGGGTTGATCGTCTCGGGCCACAGCATTTTGCACATCGAGAATACACCGCCCTGCTGGACGAGGTGGAGTCCGAGCGCATCGAGAACGCCCATCTGCGGGAGGCGTTCGTCACGATGGAGAAGGCGTACAACCTGGCCGCGCTGGACCTCGCCGCTGCCCGTGCGGTGCTGGACGGGGCGGAAGATGTGCAAGGCATGATCGGAATGCCTGGGCGTGTGGTCGTTGACTTAGACCGCGCCGCCTTGGAGGCGTGGCAAGAGAGGGAGAGGCGATGATCAGGACGATCTACGCCGGCCGCGAGAAGCTCGTCGTCCCGGACGGGTGGACGTTCTTCGTCTGGCACCATCGCCGGTATCGCGTCGTGGGGCCGACCGTGGAGTACTGGTCGTCCGCGCGCGTGGCCTGGGTGCCGTCCCTCCTGCTCACGGTCAGCGCCCCGCGCGGGAGGATGGCATGAGCCTTCGCTGCTGGCTGTTCGAGCACGACTTCATCCGGCAGTACGAACCGGGACGCCTGGCGCTGCGCTGCCAGGTCTGTGGCTACGTCTCACCGGGCCTACGCGGGCCGATCGCGCCGGCCGTCGAGCCAGTGGTCAAGGCGCGGAAGCTGCGCCCGAAGACGCCCCCAGCGCTCAAGGTGGTCAGGACACGGAGGACGGCGTAATGGCGCGCATTCGGACCATCAAGCCCGAGATGTTCGACGACCCTGATCTGGGCGCCCTATCGCCACTGGCGCGCTGGCTGTTCGTTGGCCTACTCACCCAAGCCGACAAGCGTGGGCGGCTGGCTGATGAACCGGAACGCCTGAAGCTACGGCTGCTCGGCTTCGATCGGAAGGCGGATGTCGTCGCGATCCTGACGGAGCTGCACCACGCGAATCTCGTCATCCGCTACCGAGTAGAAGGAAAAGCGTATCTCTGGGTGCGCACTTTTGAGAAACACCAGCACAGCCACCCCAAAGAACCAGAATCGAAGATTCCGGCCTATTTTGACAGTACCCAGAAAAAACACGGCGAGCCGGAAATTGCCGGTACGTGCCGGGTGGACTCTGGAGTACTTGACTCTGGAGTACTGGACTCTGGAGAGGGGGAAGGGGCGCATGACGCCGCGCCCCTGGCACCTGCGGTGCCGGCCCCACGGCCTGGACAATTACAGGGTCTCTGGAACACCGGCACGACGCCTCCGATCCCACGCTGCCTCGACATGAGCGATTCGCGCTTGGCGAAAAGCCGATTGCGCTTACGCGAACATCCCTTCGATTGGTGGCGAGACGTCATCGCCCGCATCGAATCGTCGGCGTTCTGCCGCGGACAGAACGACCGCGGATGGGTGGCGACGTTCGACTGGCTGATTGCGAACGACGCCAATGCGCTGAAAGTGGCGGAGGGCAAGTACGACGATCGGCGGCCCCGCGCGGTCACGGCCGAACCCGCCTCCACATTCACCGTCGAGGAAGGCTGGGCGGCCGTGGAACGCCAGCGCGCCGAACGCGCCGCGGTGCGGGGGCGACGATGACGCAGGCGGACTTCGCCACGTTCAAGACGGCGCTCGATCGCACGGCGATGGCCTACAGCAAGGCGCTGCCGACCGACCTGGCGGCGACCTACTTCGGCGACCTGGACACCTACCCGCTCCAGGCCGTCCTCGCGGCCATCGAGAAGGCGCGGCGCGAGGGGAAGTTCTTCCCGCGCGTGGCGACGTTGCGCGAACTCTGCGCCACCCACAGCCAGGTGCTCGTCACGACCGACGTGCCAGCGTTCGTGAACCACGACCAGGGCGTCTACTTCTGCCAGGACTGCGCGGATACCGGCTTTGTGCGCGGCCTGCTCTGTGACGGCGACGGCCGCTGCCACATCGGCGGCTGTGGAAAGGCTGGGCACACGGTCTACGCGCACGTGTTCACGCGCTTCTGCTCCTGCCGAGGCACGAACCCCGTGCTGCTCCGGCAGAGTGAACTGATCGCGCAACGCACCGCGAAGGTGGACGCCTCATGAGGCGCCAGCCCGAGCGCGCCATCCAGGCCCATGTCGTCAGGCTGCTGCGCCACGTCGGAGCCGACGTCTACGTGCTCGGCACCACGCGCCGCCGCGGCGACTATCACGGCACGATGCAGACGCCTGGCCTGCCCGACCTCATCGCCTTCCTGCCGCGCGCCCTGGGCGTCCTGTTCGTCGAGGTGAAGGCCCCCGGCGGCACGCTGCGTCCCGAGCAGGCGGCGTTCCGCGCGTCCTGCATGGCCCTGGTGTCGTCCCAGGTCTACCACGTCACCGGCGGCCTCGATGCCGTGATGCTGCGGCTCATGCAGCTCGGGCTGCTCAAGGCCGACCAGGTGGCGCACTACCACACGACGCTCGCGGGCGTTCAGGTGCGCACATGACGGGCCTCGTCAACTCCATCATTCACGCGGCGGTGCTGACGCCCGCAGGCCCCGTCGTGCAGACCTCGCTGTTCCCTGACGATCCCCAGCGTCAGATCGCTGACTTGGAGGCGCGGCTGCGTGAGAGCGAGGCGGCCTACGACAAGGCGTGCGACGTGATTGACGCGCTCGAAGCGGCGCACCGGAAACTGTTGCACGAAAACCGCACCCTACAGGTTGGACTGGAGGCCGCCCGCCGGGTGAGCGCCTACTGCGCGTGCGGCATCGTGCGGAGGTAGGCGATGACGTGGGTGTGGCTCGCCCTGCTCGTTGTGACGAACCTGTGCTGGCTCCTGCTGCTGGCCGGCTGCGGGCACCGCTTGCGGGAGACGGCGCAACAGCACCAGGCGCTCCAGCAGCAACTCGCGGATCTGCGGAGCCAATTGGCGATCGCAGGGCAGTCGGTCCACGCGCTCTACATCGCGCTCGCGTGCAGCGTGGGGCAGCGCGGAGAGGGGCACTAGCATGGGCGTCCTGAAGTACGACGTGCAGATGTCTGAGCGCGTCCTGTTCCGCGTGACCTCCGCCCAGGCCAACAGCCTCAAGGCTGAAGCCGACATGACCAGCCTCAGCGTCTGCGATGTCGTCCGCGCCGCCGTGGATGGCTACTTCGAAGACCTCGACGGCCTCCGCATCTTCACCCGCCAGTTGCCCTACATCGTCGTGTCCAGTCCAGCCCGACGCCGCTAAGTCCTTCCTTCCTGTGCGTGTGTACGACGCACGCCCCGCCCCGCCCCTACCCTAGACGCATGGCGCACCGTCGCCGGGCTGTCTCCAGTAGTCTGACCTTCGAGGCCGCGCTCGTCCCCGCCGGACGGAAGGCGCTCACCCTCGACGCGGACGGGGAAGCCACCCTCACGCTGGTGATTCCGGCGACGGACGCGCTTCTCGTCACCACGCGGTTCCTGGATCTCATGGACCGCAGTTTTGTAGTTTCAATTTCGTTAGAAAACGCCCATGGCACGCGGTGACAACTTCAAGGGCAAGCCGGGACCAGGGCGTCCCAAGGGGCTGCCCAACAAGGCGACCCAGGATGCGCGGGAGTTCGCCCAGAAGTTCATCGATGACCAGGACTACCGCGAGAGCTTGCGCCGCCGCGTCATCAGCGGACGCGCGCCGCACATGGAACAACTCATCTGGACCTACCGCTACGGCTAGCCGCGCGAGACGCTCGACGTGAATCTCGCCGAACTGGCGCCGCTCCGCATCGTCATCGAGGACGCCTCGGGTGACTGACGCCACCCCCGCCCTGTCGCTCCACCCGCTGCAGGGCCTCATCTTCAAAGACCCGCACCGCTTCCGCGTGCTCGTCTCGGGCCGCCGCTTCGGCAAGACCCGCCTCGCCATCGCCGAGCTGCTCTCCCGCATCCCGACGCGCGGCCTACTCTGGTATGTCGCGCCCACCTGGGACGCCGCGCGTGACATCTGCTGGCGCGAGCTTAAGCGGTTCACCCCCGGCCAGTGGCTGACTAAGGTCAACGAAACCCGCCTCGAAATGGAGTTCCTGAACGGCTGCCGCATCCAGTTGAAGTCGGCCGAGAACGCCGATGCGCTGCGCGGGCGCGGCATCACGCATGTGAACGTGGACGAGTATCAGGACATCGACGCGGGCGTGTGGACCGACGTGCTCGCGCCGTCCCTGCTCGACACGGGTGCGGGCGCCGGCACGGCCTGCTTCTTCGGCACCCCGAAGTCGTTCAATCAACTCTACGACCTGTATGCGCTGGGCCAGTCCGGGCATCCCGAGTGGAAGTCCTGGCAGTTCAAAAGCATGGACGCCATCGAGCCGCACGGGCACCTGAAGCTCGCCGACATCGAACTGTTTCGCTCACAGCTCGACGCGCGTTCGTTCCGGCAGGAGTTCGAGGCCAGTTTTGAAGCCCTGTCGGGCCGCGCCTACTACGCCTTTGCTCGGGCTGAGCATGTCCGCGACGTCGAACTGGAATCGGCCGTGCCGCTGTGCCTGTCGGTGGACTTCAACATCGACCCGAGCAGCGCCGTGATCTGGCAGCGTGTGGGCGAGGAGTGCCGCGTATGGCGCGAAGTCCAGACTAGGCATGCGGGCGGCGAGGCCACCCGGGCGACTGCTGAGCGGGCCCGCCAGTTGGTGAGTGACGCAGGCTGGCATGGGCCCCTGCGCCTCTACGGCGATGCGACAGGACGGGCAGGCAAGACCACGGGGCCCAGCGACCATGCCGTGCTGCGCGAAGTCTTCCCGGGCGCGTCGTGGTACATCGGCGCCAACAATCCGCATGTGCGCGATCGCGTGGCCGCCGTCAACGGCCGCTGCAAGAGCATGACGGGCCAGGTGCGGTTCCGCGTGGACCCGGCGTGCGTGAAGCTCATCGCGGACCTCGAGCAAGTCGTGTTCGCCGAGAATGGCGAGCTGGACAAGAAATCGAATCCCGCGCTCTCGCATTTGTCAGATGCATTAGGGTACGGCGTGGCGCGTGAATGGCCGCCTTCAAAGCGCCTCGTGGATGGCCGGATGTTTGCCGGCGTGGATGTGTAGGAGACGATCATGGCCAGCGACACGACGGCGACCCTGACCCACCCGATCTACGCCACGCTGCAGCCCACCTGGGAGCTGCTCCAGGCCGCATACCGGGGCGATGGGGGGTTCCTCGATGGGAGCGCCCTGGTCGCCCACCCCCGCGAGATTATCTACAAGCGGGACGTCAACGGCGTGGTGACGACGGAGGTGCAGGCCTACAAGGACAAGTACCGCCGTAGGCAGTCGCTCGCGCGCTACGAGAACTTCGCGCGCACGATCGTCGATACGTTCATCGCGCATCTGTTCGCCAAGTCGATCACACGCAACACCGAAAACGTGCCCGGCCTGGAGGACTGGTGGGAGGACGTGGACGGGGCCGACTCGAACATCGCGGACCACATGCAGCAGCAGCAGGCGCTGGCGATGGTGTATGGCCATGTCGTCGTGCTGATGGACCGCGAGACGACGGACGGGCCCGCCGTCACCCGCGCCCAGCAGGGCCAGCCGGTGCTGCGCGTCTACTCGCCGCTCGATGTGCTGGACTGGATCTGGGACCGCGGGCGCTACCGGGCGCTCAAGGTCGTGGAAGCGGTGCCGCGCGACGACCTGGCGGTGGCGGGGGCGAGCGCGGACGCCGACCTGCGCGGCGGGGGCGATGGCGCGCCGAAGGAACTGACCTACGTGGTCTGGACCGAGACGGACTGGACGCGCTACGACGGCAAGGGGAAGGCGATCGACTCTGGCGCGCATGGGTTCGGGCGCGTGCCGGCGGTCATCCACCGCGCCCGGCCGGTGCCCGGGATGCCCTCGATTGGCGCGTCGACGCTGGGTGACCCGAAACTGCACCGGGACCATTACAACCTCGTGAGCGAACTGCGCGAACTCCTGCGCAGCCAGACCTTCTCGATGCTGAATATCCAACTGGGCCAGGACGAGGCGGTCGAGGAAGCGCGGGGCCGGCTGGGGGATGCGGCCAGCGTCGAGACGGTGCTCTGGAGCAAGGGCTCAGCCGGGTTCATTGCCCCGCCCGAGGGCCCCGCCGCCGTCTATCAGCAGGAGATTGAGGCGCTCGAACGCAAGCTCTACCGCATGGCGGGGCTGCCCTGGGAAGGCGATAGCGCCGCGGCCGAGAGCGCGGACAGCCGCCGGCTCAAGGCGATGGACCTGAACCGCCTACTGGCCATGTACGCGGACGAGGCCGAGCGCGTGGAGTATCAGATCGCCGCGTTGTGGCACACGGCCACCACGGGCGAGACGGACCCCGCGCGCGTGGCGCAGGCGCTCGATCAGGTCGTGATCCACTACCCGGATGAGTTTGCCACGATTGATACGGCGCAGGCGGCGGCGGATGTGCGGGATGTGGTGACGATGCAGTTGGGCCCCACGGCGACCGCCGAAGCCCGCAAGAGGGCCGTGCCGATTGTGCTGCCCGATCTGGACCAGGCGACAACGGACACGGTGGCGTCGGAAATCGACCAGGCGACGGTGGAGTCCGACAAGCTCAACCAGCAGACCAAGCAGGCCGAGTTCCGGGCGCTGGTAAGCGCCGCCTCACCCGTGAAGCCCGGTCAGCAGATGGCCGATGGCGAGAAGGACGGCGGGCAGATACAGGACGCGGGGGCGAGGGCGTAGCGGATGCCCATCGACCCCCGGAAGGCTCGGGCGCAGGGCGCGCAACTGGATGCCGCCATCACCAGCCAGGTGGCGGCGTTCGAGGCTGACCTGTACGACGTGTGGCGCCTGCTGCGCGAGCGCATCGTGCGGCTCACGAACGAGTTGCTCTCCGAGGGTGGGCGGGTCATCAGCACGCGCGTCAACCTGGGCATCGCCCGTGCCGCGGCGGGGCAGCTTGAGGCGGTCCTCGCCGAGTCCGGGTATGCCGGGCTGGTCGAGGAGGCGCTGACCGTGATGGGGACGCTCGGCAAGTATCAAGGGCTGGGCCAGACGACCGTGGCGCGGGTGGAGCGGGCGGCGGCCTGGTCGGTGGAGAGCCTGGACGCCTTCCGCGAGATGAAGCTCGCCGCGCTGCTGGATGTGCCCGCCGCGGTCATCCGGCAGGTCGAGCAGACGCTCCTGCGCGGCGTGGTGGGGGCGCAGAGCCGGGCGGAACTGCTCAACGAACTGCTGAGCCAGTTGGACGTGTCGCTGCCGCAGGCGCGCACCATCTACGACACGGCGCTCGGCGAGTTCAGCCGGATTGCGGTGACCAGCACCAGCACGGGCGAGGCCACTGAGGCGTTCCTGTACAGCGGGCCGATCGACGGTCTGACGCGGCCCTTCTGCCTGGAGCGGGTGGGCAAGGTCTATGTCCGCGCCGACATCGAGCAGATGGACAATGGGCAACTCGACAACACCCTAATCACGGGCGGGGGCTACAACTGCCGGCACACCTGGCTCCCGGTGCCGCCGGATGACCCGCTGGAGGCCCTCGCGGGCACGGGCCGGTATGCCGACGAGGCCTATGCGCAGGACGTGCAGGAGGCCGAGGCCGCACGGGCGCGCGTCAAGGCGGCGAAGCGCAAGGCGCGGGGGAACTAGCCATGCACATGCGGGCGACGATCACCGGGAAGTCGTTGGCGTCGCACCTGGTGGTGCCTGAGCAGGAGTGGCGCAACCTGGGCAACGCCTTGCGCCTCCGCATCATTCAGCGGACGCGGATGCGCGGCGAGGATGCCGATGGTGCGACGTTCCAGCCCTACAGCGCGGGCTATGCAAAAGCCAAGGGTAAGCGCGGCGGCCTGATAGGCGGGGGCCGGGTGAACCTGACGGGGGTCTCCGCTGGGGTGAAGATGCTCGACGCCATCACGGTCCTGTCGGCCAGCGCCGTCACGAACCCGCGCGTCGTGGTGGGGTTCGCCCTCACGGACAAGGACCAGATTGCGCAGTATCACATGGGCGAAGGCCGGGTGGACCGGAAGTTCTTCGCCCTGAGCGATGACGATCTCGACTTCGGGGTGGCCTACATCCGCAAACGGGTGCAAGCGTCCACGCCGTAACCGGGCACAGGAGGCCCACACCGATGGCAGACAAAACCGAGGAATCGGGCGCGACCGGAGCGTCATCCGGGGGGACGGCCACGCCGTTCCGCATCTTCAACACCGAAGACGAGTTCAACGCCCATGCGGCCAAGATCCGGCACGAAGCCGAGCGCAAGGCCCGCGGGGTCACCTCAGACGAACGGGCCAAGCTCGAAGCGATTGAGGCTGAGTTGGAGTCGCGCAAAGTGGCCGACCTCGAGCGGGAACGGAACTACACCGAGGCCATGACCCTGCGCGAGAAGCAGGCGAGCGAGAAGGTCAGCAAGGCGGAAGCCTCGGCCCAGAAGGCCCGGGCCGCCATGCAGGCGCACATCGTGGACAAGGAGCTGCGCGCCCTGGCGCTGGCGCACGGCGCCTACGATCCGGAGGACATCATCGCCCGCCTGGCCCCGCGCGTGGCCCTCGATGATGACTACCAGGTGCGTGTGTACGACGCACCCGGAGGCGTGGTGCAAACTGACACCAGCATGGAGCAGGCCGTGATTGAACTGCTGAAGTCGAAACCGCATCTGGCCAAGGCGGCCGGGAGCGGCACGTCGGCCGGGGCGCGCGGGGGCGCGTCCCTCGGCAGCTCGTTCAGCGGCACGCCCAGCCAGCGCGAGGCGCAGGCGCGGGTGGAGGCGGCCAAGGCCAAAGTGCAGCAGAACCCGAACGATCACACGGCTGTGGCCGAGTTCATTCGGGCGCAGCAGAGCTTGAAAGCACTGGCGACCTAGCCAGGCGCGCACCCGGGCGCGGTATCCCGGTGGTCGGCTAACACTCACGGGCCGATTCAAAACGTGGGCACAGACTGAGAGGCCACTATGGCATTTACCGGCAAGGCGACCTACGACAACTTCGCCCTCGTGGGCGAGGATGTCAGCGACCTGGTTGTGCTGCTCGGCCCCACAGAGACGCCCTTCCTGAGTGTCCTGTCGGCCGGCGGACCTGCGACCAGCACCTACCACCAGTGGACCGAGGAACTGCTCGGCCCTGACACCCTGATCGCCTCGACGGCGGTCAACTCGGCGACGGCGGCGACGGGCGCGACGGTGAACGGGTTGGGCCATCTGGTCCAGGTCGGGATGCTGCTCAAGCTCGAATCCGGCACGCCGGGGGTGGGCGACGAAATCGTGCAGATCACCAGCGTGGTCGGCGCGAACTCCATCCTGTTCGCCCGGAACAAGAACGGGGTCGTGTCCAGCCTGGCGGTCGGCGGCACGCTCAGCATCCTCGGCGCCGCGGCGCTCGAAGGCGAGGACGTGACGCAGGATGTCACCCGCAAGACGACCCGGGTGACCAACGTCACGCAAATCTTCAAGAAGGACATCATCGTCAGCGGGTCGGACCTGTCGATGAGCTACGCGCCGAACCAGGGCGACCAGTACACCCACCAGTCCGGGATGCGGCTGCGGGAGTGTATGCGCGACCTGGAGAAGACGATCATCAAGGGTGCGGTGGTCAACTCCATCGCCTCCGCGACGGTCACCCGCACGATGGCCGGGCTCGAATCCCGCCTGACGGCGATCAACTCGACCATCGTCACGGCCAGCTTCTCGGCCAACCCGGTCCTGTATGTCAACGATCTGTGGCAGCAGGCCTGGAACGCGGGCGCGCGCGACATCGACCTGATCCTCGTCGGGGCGACCTGGAAGCGGGCCATCAGCGGCACGAACGCCAGCGTCCTGTCGGTCGATCAGTCGGACGCGAGCGTGAAGCGGTTGGTCGAGAACTTCCAGGGCGACTTCGGGCAGGCGCGCGTGATCCTGTCGCCGTGGATGACGGCCTCGGGCGTAATGCTGCTCTCGACCTCGCGCGTCGTGCCGGTCCCGCTCCAGGGCCGTTCGTTCCAGACCGTTCGCACGGGCCTGACGGGCGACTCGCAGAAGGGCTTCGTCGTGGGCGAGTACACGGTGGAGATCCGGCAGCCGAGCGCGATGGCCTACGGCCACGTCTAGTCTGACGGCGGTGGGCGGGGCGGGCCTCGGGTTCGCCTCGCCCGCCCTTTGCTGCTGACGGGGGTCGTCTATGCCTGACAAGATTCGTACCTTTAAATCGTCCTGGGACGATGCGCTCGGCCCGGCGTTTGCGTTGGGGCAGGGCGCGGCGGCCCCCACCGTGGATACGTTCATGGCGCCCACGCGCCTCTGGGGCTTCGCGGAGGGCACCGAGGATAACGTCGATTTCACGTTGCAGTTCCCGCACGACATGGAACTGGACGTCGCCACGATCACGCTACATCCGCATGTGCATTGGACAGCCGTGAGCAGCCCGGCGGCGAATGCCCTGCTCTACTGGCAGCTGTGCTACACCCTCGCCAAGCCGTCCCTGACCCTGGCGGGCGCCACGACGTTTCCCGCCGTGACCACCCTCACCTCGACGGTGAGCACGCTGACTGGCGGGGAGTATCGCAAGCACCTGATTATCGAACTGCCGGACATCAATCTGGCGGCGGCCTCCTGTGCGCCGTCGATGGTCATGGTCGGCAACCTGCGGATCGGCGGCGATTCGACGGTTGGCGCCAACGTGCCGTGCCTTCTGTCGTTCGATGTGCATTACTGGAAGGGTCCAGTCGGCACGGATACGGAATTCGTCTGATGCGGCCTACGCGCCGCTGAATCTGGAGTCAACGGAACATGGCCAACGCCCTTTATCCGACCTTCAAGGAGGCGCTGCTCAACAAGGAGCACGACCTCAACACCGACGTGATCATGGCCACGCTCATCGATGGCGCGGACGAGAGTTACGCGGCCACCGACAACACGTACGTGGCCGGCACGAACGGCATCGCCGACGCGGCCAAGGTGGCCGTCACCTCGCTGACCTCGCCGACCATCGCGCTCGGCGTGTTTGACACGGCGAACTTCACCTGGACCGCGGTGACCGGCGACGTGTCGGAAGCGATCCTGCTGTGGAACAACACCCACACCAGCGATGCGGTCATCGCCTGGTACGACACGGGCGTGACCGGCCTGCCCGTGACGCCCAATGGGGGCGACATCAATGTCACCGTGAATGGGTCGGGGTGGTTTTCACTCTGAAGTCGTTGATAATAAACGACTTATCCAAATAGTGTAGACATGAACCCGAACAGCGCGCACCAGCAGTGGTCGGAATGGGTGTTCACGGTGGAAACGGTCACGTCTGCGGCGGTGACGCTGGCGGACGTGACCGTGCCGCTCGGCCGGTTCTTCACGGCGCTGTTTGGCTCGGCCGGGCGGATGAAGATTGACGAGGCGGTGAACGCGGCCCGGCGCCGGACGCTCTGGACCGTCACGGCTCAGGTCGAAGGCGAGTCGGTGTTCGCCCCCGGCTGGCGGGCGCATGTGCTGCAGGCGTTCACGCTCGCTGCGCAGCGGCGGTTCGGGGACGCGGTGCGGGTGACGATGGATGTGCGGTTGCTGGCCGGGCAGACCGCCGACGCGCGGCCCGACACGCAGTGGCTGATCCTGCCCACGATCGAGGATACGTCCGTCGCGTCGTGGCGTGGTCCGGTGCCGACGCAGGCGCTCGGGCTGCCCACCGTGCCGGCGGCAACGCGAATGTGGTAGCTCCTTATGGCGCAACTGGCCGTGCCGAACTCGATCGTGAGCGCGACCTGGGTCGGCACGGTGGCCGGGCTCACGGACGCCAGCGATAGTACCTACCTTGAATCCCCGGCTGACCCCACGGCGGCCAGCACGTTCCTCTGCTCCCTGAGTTCGATCGCGGACCCCCTCATCCATACCGCCCACCAGCTGCGCGTGCGAACGGCGCTGTACCCGAGCACGGGCGCGGCGCTCAGCCTGGCGCTGTCGCTGGAGAACGCGGACGATAGCAGTGTCGTGGCGAGCTGGACGGTCGTGGCACCCGTGGCGGTGGCCGAGTCGGTGCTAAGCATCTCCGAGGCGCAAGCGGCGCTGATTCATAGTTACAGCGGCCTGCGCGTGCGCGGGTATGCCGAGGCGGCATCGTACACCTACTTCGTCTGGTCAGCGGTGGGCGGCGCGACGAGCTACGTGCTGCAGATACGCCCGTCCACCTCGGCCACTTACGACACGTACAACGCCGATGTGGGCAACGTCCTCACGTATGGCGTGGCGCTCGCGTCGGCGACGTACTACAGTCGCGTGGTGCCGTATGTAGGTGGAACGGCGCTCACGCCCACGGCGGAACAGGCGGTGACGGTATGAGGCGATGGCTGATGGCGGCGGCGCTGGTCGTGCTGGTGCCGGTCGAGGTGTGGGCGGCGTGTACAGGCGCGAGTCCGCGATGGGCGAGTAGCGCCGACTACACATCCCTGTGTGGATGCATCAAGGGAGCCACGGCGGGCGACACGATTACCGTCACCGGGGACGCGACGTGGACGACGTACTGTGAGTTCACGCGAGGCGTGAATCTAGTTGGAGTAGGCAATCCGACGATCACGGGCAAGACGCTCATGCTGTGGTGGCACTATAACGCGGCGGCGCAAACCGCGCACGATACGCTCACGATTAAGGGGTTTACGTTTGACGCCGACGAAGCCTCGCAGACGCAATTATCCGACGTGGGCATTATTACGCTCGGGTATACGACTGGTGGCAACTACGTATCGGTCGTGATCGTTGGCAATATCTTCAAGAACACGGAGGGACGCGGGATCTACAACTGGGGCCGCACGCATGGCGTCATTTCGCAGAACACGTTTGACCGGGTGCGTGTCCCGTTTGGACTCTATGGAGGCAACCACGATCAGTGGCTCGTAGACACACAAGCCTTTGGTGGCGATCAGCAAGTCTATTTCGAGGGCAACCTGATTCAGTACTCGTCGGCTTTTCCCTACTCGCCGCGTGCTGTCTCTGGGGGAAACGGGGGGCAGGGTGTCATCCGGTACAACGATTGGAATATGCACAAGGAGTCGGGGACCGGGGATGACCTGTGGGAACTGCACGGCCTACAGCCCATGTTTAAGTCTGATGGCGTCACGTATTGTGGAACGGCGGTCGATTGCGACTTGTCCGTCAAGAAGGCAGATTCATACTCGAACATGAACAGCGAGTGGTATGGGAACAACATCTATGGCGTGAATACAGGCCAGTGGATGATGGAATTACGCGGGGGGTGGGCGCTCCTGCACCACAACGCGTACGCGGCAACCTCTGGCAGCGGCTACGGCATCACCTACAAAGAGTACTCCTGCGACATTACCCAGCGGTATTACGCCACGCATGGTTCATTCGTCATGCACATTGCGAATACCTACGTCTGGAACAACTTTGACAAGGGGACTCGTTTCGGGCCGATCAACAAGAACTTCGATCTCTGCGCCGACAACGTGACGCCGACCAACGACCCGAACAAGTACACCATCACCGAGAACGTCGATTACTGGAACGACAAGTACGCCACCTTTGATGGCACCTCCGGGGTGGGCTGGGGCACGGTCGCGGCGCGTCCAGCCACTTGCACCC